AGTTCTTTGGGTATGCGCTCACTCTCAGAAAATCCCATCTCCTCGACTCTCACACGTGCATCAAATATAGTTTTCTTAACTGATGCACTCGCATTTGACCCTTCCAGGTATTCATGAATTGACATCGCTGCCCACTTAGTGCGTACTGTGTGTTTGAAAATTTTGCGATAATTGTGCTTCACAAATCCCTCGAATTGCTGCATCGTGTTCGGATCATGGATAGGTGACTTTTTCAGCACACGAGCTCTCACTGCTTCCACTTCATTCGACAGTGTAGGTGCAAGCCGTGGGCAAGTAGTCTAAATCAACAGGACCAACAATTGTTACAACGCTTGCTTTCTCAACGCTTCGCATCTTCCGTGGTGCGACAAATGACATCTTCGCCCCCCGTGCCAGCTCGACTTCTTTTGTTGGTGCGGTTGACATGGCATATGTACGCACCCCTTTAACTACGTCGATGGCTACGGGTGCTAAGCTGCTCGCCATTGGTCCACCTGCATACATCATGGACAAGTTGAAAAGCACATGGATAGCCACTCTAACCCAGTATGTATCAGCTGGTCCATAAGAACACAAAGCCTGATTCAGCACGTGTAAGGGAGCGGTATACGCCGTGTGTGTCACCACGCATTCGAGGGCTATGTACAAGAGTGAACTCAATGGGTTCCTATTGACTTCCTCATGGAGCGGGCTGATAATGACTGACGCAAAGTTTTTAAGTGCTGTGCCAACAAGGTTGACCCATTTGGCAGCGAAAACGCTGGTTAGCAATGATGAGTACACGAACTGAGTGGCTTTAGTGGTGGTGGTTACAGGTTGAATTAATGGTGGTTTCGATGGCACTCTGTTCCAAAACCGCTTCGCTTGCTCGAACACACTATTAGCGGCATTAGTCAATTGATTGACTGATGTGGTGTGATTCGAGAAATAGCCAGCTTGGAAGTATTTATTATATATATTGGTTGATATTCTAAATTTGGGATAGAGTGATGCTGTGCTGTCCATGGTCAACTTAGTCGACCTCGCAGCCACGAAGGTGTACGGCATGACAGAGTCTGCTCCTTGCATGTACATCGCAACGCCGTGTCTCATGGCTGATTGAAACGGACCAGTGATGACACTGAAGCGGCCGTAAAGTGACGCTGCAAAGCTCGCACACGTAATGCGCCTAACGTTGTGTGATATCTTCATGCTGCTGCGCAGACTGCGGTCTGTCTCATTTGTTTGTATCCCATGGTATTTGTGGTGGTGGAAAGCAATGAGCGGTCCATAATCCATCAGATCGGCCAATTGTCTGGCAGTTATGTTGAGCCGTTGCGCCCAAATAGAAGTCTGCGCTTGCCATATTTTGTAGTTTTCCAACGTGTGATCACGCATACTCCAGAACGACCTCGACTCGTCCAAATACGTAGATGGGAGGGTCACTGTTTCGTCTAGCACATCTACGTAAGTCACGCGCGTAAAGCTATTGGATGTGAAGTCAGGCGTGCGAAAAGTGAACACCGACATCACACTCTCATTCCTGATCCTGCATTTATTATGGACCGACCACTCGTTCACTGAAATGGTCTGTTGATCAGGATACGCAACACGCTGAGGTACTGGGGCTGGGTGGAATGTGAGTGGTGCGGGTGGGGCAAGCGGAGGTACATATGCATTTGGGTTTGCGGCGCCGGGGTTAGCTGCACCGGGATTTGGATTTACAGCACCGGGATTGGGATTAGCATTGCCGGCAGGCACTGCTGCGCCCGGCATGTGTCCACCAGGCAGTGCGGCTTGTGCTGCAGTTGCTGCGATGCGCGCCCTGATGAGTGCGCGCACTGGCAATTGGACAGCTGCGTTCTGGGCTGGAGCAGCCGGTCCGGCTGGTGGATTCGCGGCAGCTGCGGTGGGGTTCTGCAGTGGCGGTGTGGGTGGCACGTTAGGTGGGTTAAAGTTATTGGCAGGCTGCCCATTAGGTCCCGCAGGTAGATTAGATGGTGCGTTTGGTGGCGGTTGTGGTTGCGGCTCTGTGTGGTTTGCAGTGGAGCTTGGCACGGCGCCACTTGGGCTCGGCGGAGCTGTCGGTGGGCTTTGATCGATTGACAGCGTCGTATCCGTAGTATCCCCGTTGTTAGCATCACTAGAGGCTGAACTGCTGCTACTTTCTCCCCTGAGCATTCTGACCCACTTGACGCGGTGTGCGTCATCTTTTATGCTCAGTAAGCTCATATTCTCAAGCAGAAATCTGCGATTTAGATTGTAAGATGTCACAAAATCTTCATCGAACAGCACATTCTCGAGGTCACCGGCTAATTGCATCACCATCCTTCTGTAGTTCAACGCACATTTGTACTCATAGACAGCGCGCTCCAACTGCTCACCTGTGTCCCCTGAATCCACGATGTCGTCCATTTTATCAGTAGCCTTGTCCACCACGTCATATGCAAATATAAAGTGTGCTTTTTGGGCCGGTGTGGCACGAGGAGTATTGCTGTCTGCTTTGCTGCTGGTTGTCGCTTCATCGCCGGAGGATGCCGCCTCCGACTCATCGCTTTTACTATCATCGTCTGACGCTTCAGTGCCACTATCTTCATCTTCGGCCGCCTTGGTGAATATCGAGTACAGCTTCGTGCACGTGATCAATTTTGACTGTGCCAACGCCATTGCTGGCCCGTCACGCGCCATGTGAGCCACACCCATCTGCTTTCGGATCGCTCTCTCGACATAACGCCAGTCCGTACCACAATCGTAGCCGTATTCCTGCACTAAATCGATGTAGCACGCGGCTGCGCTCTGCGGGTAGATTAAACCGTCATCTTCTTTCAATTTATTGAGGAACATTTCGGACAATGCTTCTGGTCCATAAACTGATGCTGGGCTGCTGCTGGATGTTGTATTGCCGTTGGTTGTGTGTGCAGCTCGATTGCGAGCGATGTTGGACAAACACCAGTGGCACTCATATAAGTCTGCTCGTACGGGGTAGTTGATCCAATACCACCTCGGATCGGGTCGTGGGCCTATGAACGGTTCAAAATTGTAACGAGGCCGGTAGTCGATAAAACTAATGGTGTGGTGTGTCGGGCACCATGCGAAGTAGGCCATGAAACCTTCGGGCGACACTCGAACTGCACGCCTCGGCATGGTGGTCGGTTGACCCACGCTGACCGTCGTTGGGTTTCCGTTCAAAGCATGGATGAGTGAATTGCGTTTCTTGTGAGATATTGAATGTTGTTTGGTACTACCTCCTCTTCCTCTCCTATTGTCTAAACTTCTACTTCTTAACAGGTCTTGTGGCACTGCTGCATCAAGTTTTTCGAGTTTGCGCTCGCAGTATAGTCGCTGCCGACTCATTTGGATATTGATTTTATAAGAAAATTTTTTAACGGGGTGTGCAAAGACATATTGTGCCGTGCCCATGTGCGTGCGCAGCTAGACCATGATCACCATTTGACGGTTGCACTCCTACTCCACGTAAAAACTGTCGGATACGCCACCTAGGTTTTATAGAGTTTCAGAGCCCACGACGACTGGATATTCATGGAATAATCATTAACCACAATGTGGTGTTAGAAGCACAGATGCGGGGGCATCCGCCATGGGCGCTTTCCTGTTAAGGTGCACTGCTCACTAGAGCTTTACCACTGTCGGTCACAGTGTTACGGGTCGTAACCGTTGGGCACCTGCGTCAATGACGTTAGAAGTGCCTATTCCACGAGGTTGCTGCATACCTCGCTTACATCAGGGCTAATCCTGCTGCTTTCCATGGTCTCCCATGTGTGGGCGCGAGCCACGCACGCTAGTGCTATAAAACCGTAGGTGTGGTGGACATGGCAGCTGTTACCATACCTACGTGAAAACGGGC